GATCGACCTGGCTGTCCGTCGTTTCTTGAATTGTGATCGTGATCTTTTCCTGGTTGGTGAAGTTCCCGGTCGCTACGCTCTCGAGGGTGGGTGAGCTAATGTGCCCGGTTGTGGAGTTGCCAAAACAGGCGACGTAAATATAGCCGCCGTTCTGAGCACTCATGGATCCAGAGCCCACGATCGCGGCCACCGGCTTGAAGGCCGCATTCATTCCGATGCCCCAAGGGTGGACCGTAGCGCCGACGCCGGCATATTTCCAGAGCTCGGCACCGTTACAGAAAAAGACCTGGTCGTTGCTGACGCAGAAGTCGAACGGATCCGTGGACGTCGTGTCGTCATAGATTTCGACGAAGGCGGCGTCGGTTCCGATCTTCAGCTTGTAGACCTTGGAGGAAGATCCGGTGACCTCATTGACCATGATGAACCGGGAGCCGTCCCACATTTCCCAAACGAAAATGCGCTTGATAGTCCCGGTGAACGTAGTCTCGGAGGCTTCGTAGAAGGCCCACCCGGGCGCGCGCTCTGAGTAGCCACGCACGGAGGTGAGAATATTGTTGCTCCCTGCTCGAAACGCCGGCCGATCCGAAATGATCGACTCGTTGGTGACGTATGGCAGCGCCGTATTGCGGATCAAGTGGTGATCGAATTGTTCATCGGGCATCGTCAGTATCCAAAGACCGTGGGAGCTCCGCCGCCACCGTCGACTAGCGCCTCGTCGGGCACCCAAACTTCATCACCCTCGCCGGCGTCTTCAGCGGCCGCCATGCCCCAAAGCTGATCCATGAATACTCCCAACTGCCCGCTGTACTGGGCGCGACCGTCTTTTGTGATAACGACGGTGCCGGCGCGCTTGTCATCCATGTACTGGTAGAACTTCCACTTGATGCCTTCCTCGAAAACCTCCTTGTAATGATCCGGAAACCAGCAAGTGCCGGCCAGTTGGACATCGCCAATCTTGGTCGGGGTGACCTGGTAGCCGCCCTGGATCTCGAGCGTCACGCCAGAAGAGATACTGGCGGCCGCATCCAGGCGGAAAAGAAAACTGGTTTCGTCCACTACACAAATGTTGCGGAAGTTCGGGAAGGCGAGCTTCGCGGTGAGCTCCGGTTCGATCCACTTCTTGACGATCAGCGCGTTGTACTCGTTCGGGGTCGTATCGGTGCGAGCTATCCGCATCCGGACTATGCGAAACAGGTCCGTGATTCCGGAGGCGTCGTAGTCTTGCTGGCCGTCGACCAGGGCGATCGGGCTCGCGATCGTCTTCAGAGTGAAGCGCCACGGGTAATAGCGGTACATGATATTGCTCACCGCGTCCGCGCACTGCGAGTCAATCGTGGTGATCGGCGCGTTCTTAATGAAGGAGCGCGCCAGATCAACCAGGTTCTGATACGTGTAGGTGTTCGGCATTACATCACGCCTTGAGCGAGCATATCCTTGGTTGGGGGGTAGGGCTGAAACTGCTTCTGGCACCACTGGCAGATCGGATGAATCAGCCCGTCGGAATGAATCTGTCCGACGACCCGACTGTCACCGTTCTGCTTTCGGTGCGGGCAAACCCTCTGCAGTCGATCGCGCCCCTCTTCGGCCGCTTTGGCGACCTTGATCATTTCCTCCTGCAGGGCCGCGCGGCGCTTCTTTTCCTGCTCGAGTTTTTCTTCCTCCTCCGGAGTCGGTTTCCGGGCGGCCATGACGGCGCCTTCGACGAGCTCCTTCAGTTGCTCGAAACTAAAACTCATCAGCGCGGCCGCCTGGGCCTTGCGCTCTTCGCTCATCGGAGCGGCATCGGTGCTATTCTCTTCTTGCATTTCTCCTCCTAGTTGACGGCTCCCTGCCACTTCTCGCTCGAGCGGCCCAGGTGAACCTCAAAATGTTGTTCGGCTCGCGCCTTGCTGATCACTCCCTGTTTGATCAGGCGCACCAGGATCGTCCGCCACCCGCGGGCCTTTTCTGCTTTGGGGGTGAGCTTCCGGATCCACTCTTCTTTTTCGGTTGGGTGGGGAAACTTCTCCTCTTCGGCTTCAATCACGGAGAACTCCGGGCTGACGCCGGCCTCCATGCCGCAAAGGAAAACGCGATGGTTGATGCCTTTCCCGGTCGACGGATCCGGGCCCGGCCGGCGGATGTAGATCCCCCACTTGGTGGGATCCGCCTTGCTTTTTTCAAAGTAGAGATTGGGATTGAGAACGAGTAAACGCGCCTGTACCTCAAAGAGGAAAAGGCGGCGGCCCAGTTGTGACTCTTCATTGGTCACGTCTAGGCCGCCATCCCCTTTAAGAGCCACGGCATCGCGCTCGATCTGTTCGGCCAGGTGCACCGAATCCATGAGGCGGGTGCGGTCCACGGCCGACTCGGGCGCTTGATTTGTCATGGCCGCCTCCTGCTATTCCGCTACAGGAGTGCGGGCGCCAAAGGCCCAAAGCACAAAGCTGAAGGAGGGGTTCGTCCCACCGATGGTAGAAACGATCCTGCAGTGCTCCGTGATGGGCTTGTTGACGTTGACTGCGCCGTTGCCTCCGGTAGTCACGGCTGCGATCGCGCCGGCTTCGGCCAGCCTTCTGAAGGACACTACCATGTGATGTTCCACGGCCGCCGTGCAGCGGGTGAAGCGGAAGAAATCATAATAGTTAGTCCCTGAATCCGGGCTGAACTGAATGGCGACGTCGAGCGTAGGGCTCGTACCGCTGGCTGCGCTGACCTTCAGGATGAAAAGGCATCCATCCAAATCAAGCGGGAAATCGAACGCTGTTCCGGTAACGGTAGCCGCTACCGTGGTCTGGTCCTCGAGCTTCTTTCTCCAAGGCTTCAGAATATTTCTTCCCATCCGTCACCCCCTAGAGTTCGACGAGCTCAAAGCCATCCACGTAGGCCTTGTTCCCGGCATTGCCCGACGAGAAGGTCCCGCATAGCGTGAGTCCGTAGGTCGTTGCTCCGCCGTCCGGATCCACGCTGGAAATGGCGTTGTTAAGCGCCGCCTCCGCGTCGAATAGATTGTTGACCATCGATCGACCGAATCCCTGCAGCTTCTGCGCGTCATCGTCCCAAACAACCAGTGCCTCGATCATCCAGGGCGCCTTTGCGGAGTTGACCGCGCGGGCGGTGGAAGCCTCGAGCAATGTGTTGTTGGCGACGGTTGCGCTCTTACCCCAGTAGAGTCCGATCGTAAAATTCGTGGTCGTGCCCCCCTCAACTCTTCCCCAGGCACGGATGAGCATAGCCTTGTTTTTGAACTTGCCGTCCGCCGGCACCTGGATAGCCAGAGGCGGATACGCGCTTACGCCCGGATCCTTGAATTGCTGCGCGGCTGTAGAGGTGCCTCCCTGGTTGAGTTCGCGACTCGGAAGTGTCTGGCCTTGGGGCGTCAAAACGGCTCCGACGTTATGCATAGATCGTCCTCCCTATACCAGACTCACGTCGGACTTGATCATCTTATACCTCAAGTTGGTCGAGTCCAGAGTCTTCACTACGAAGACAAATCGATAGCTCACTGCGCTTCCGATTTTGCCTTCCGGGTCCGCGATTGAGGGCCCACCTTTGATCACGTTCAGCTTGAACATTTGCTTGGTGGGATCCACGATTTTACTCGGGCCGGTGCCGGCCAAATCGACTGCACCGACCGCGCCACGGCCCACGACGTAGGTCCAATAAAGCACGTTGGGAGCGGTGCCGCTAGTCTTGACGTTGGTCGTGCCGACGAGGCGGACCCCGTTGACCTTTCCAACCTCGCCGGTGATCATCGATTCGGGTCGTGCATACTTCTGCACCTCGATGAATCCGCCGGCCGTGTTATCTGAGAGCAGGTCGAATACGCAATAGGGGTGAATGATTCCCAGGAACTCGTCGTTGTCCCGCGGGAGAACGTCGATGCCCTCGAGCAGCGCCTTACAGCGTCGGAAATCCGCGGCGGCTAGGACGCCACCCAGGGTTCCAATCTCGGCTGCAGCGTTGGAATCGAATTCAATCCTTGTGATCGTATCCACGCTCAACGCGGCACGGTAGCTGAGAATGTCGGCCGCATTTTCCGCGATCGGATCAATCGCTGTCTCGATCAGCAAACTCGAGAGAGTGATGAAATCACTGTACTCGGAGACGGTTGCTGAAACCGTGTTGGTGTCGAGCGCCAGGCTCGTTCCAACGACGCCCTCTGCAGAAGGGGTCGTGCCCACCGGGAGCACGGAGTAACGGAACCATTGGATGGTCTTTCCCGATCTTTTGGGAATGATGTCCGGTTCGGTTGCGCTCATAAAGCGCAGCTTCTTTTTGAGGACGTCCAAAGCCCTTCGGCTGTAGTAGACGGTTGCGAGGTGGCGAATTGTCCCGGTCCCGGTAGTGTTACCTGCGGGTGAATAAGCCACGGAAAATATCTCCTAGATTGAAAAGTGATAAACGAAAGACGAAGGGGTGAGCAATCCGCTCTGGTTGCTCCCGTCGGAATCAGGCGGGAAATGTCGTTGAGCAATCCGGTGAATCGGCCGGTGCTACTGCTCGTGATTCAAAGATTGGGATCTAAGCCGGGGGAAAGTCAAGAGGAAAATTGGCCGGCCCCGCTCAAAGGCCCTCGGAGCCGGCCACCTTGTAACCACTAGCCGATTGATGTCTACTCGGCCTCATCCTGCCATATCTTTTTCCACTTTGCCATGAGTTTTTCGACATTGGCCCGGCGGTGCGCTTGGACCTTGGATGGATCCTGCTCCGAATAGGCGCCTTGCCGGCGGCGGACCAGGACATCGGTCTGGATCGCCATCTTCCAGCCGGCACGGTGAGCTCGAAGCAGCCAGTCGTCGTCATCGCAGTGACAAGGGACGAATCGCTCGTCCAGGTAGCCGACGTCGACCAGGCATTCGCGCGTGATCATTATTGTGAAAAAGGACAGAGGAAAATTGCCGATCCCGTAGTTGTCCTGGTAGTGGATTTCGGGCTGGACAATGATGGACCCCAGGCCGCGACCGACTCGTCCCTGGTACTGGGCGGCATCGGTGGCCGGCCCGATGATATGAGCTCCTCGATCGGCCTTCACCTGGGCCAGGGTGGCGAGCCAGCCCGGATCCGTGACCAGGACGTCGTCGTTCATCAGAACCACGTAGGGCGCCGTGCTGATTGCGATGCCGGCATTGATGCCCTTCAACCATCCAAGGTTTTCCGGAAACGGAAAGTAGTCGAGGTCTTTCCCCCAGGACGTGCGGCGCTCGATGAGGGAGCTCGAGATCGGATCATTGTCGATCCAGATTAGCCGGTAGTTGCGCGAGTGCTCCTGGATGGAGTCGATCGTCTCCGCGCTTCGCTCCGGGCGGCCCCAGGTGACCAGGATGATATCGAAGTCCTTCATGGGACTACTCGAGCTTTTTCAGGATCGCGTGGTTCTCTGAAACGATTTTCTCAATCTGATCGAGCTTGGATTTGATCTCGTCGACCTCATCCTCCATCCGGAAGATCCGCTTCATTTTCTTCGGATCCTGGGCCATCAGGGAGCGCTCGTTCCAGTTGTAGCAGTCGATGATGAACTGGGTGGCGTCGTAAACCCCAAGGCGCCAATCCAGGATCGCATCGCGGGTGTCATCTTTCTTTCCCTGGTCCTGCTCCGCCTCCCAAGCATCGACCATTCGTTCGATCGTGTCCCAAATTTGGATGTAGCGTGCCAGATATCGATCGACCTCGCGCTCCGCATCGGCCTGGTGCTCGATCGTGACCTGGCCTCGAGGCCGCGTTAAATTCGGAATGTCCGCTTCCATCACCTGCAGGATTTCGATGAGGGAGCCCATCGGATCCGTGAGCGTAATGAAGTGCTCCTCCTTTTTGTTGGTCAGAGTAGAGCTCTTCACGAAGCCCGCCAGCGCATTGCCGGCGCGGATGCCGGCCGCGATTTTGTCTTTCAGTTGTGCGCTCAAATCACTGAAGTCCATCGTTTCCCTCCCAGTGGGACGAGTATCCCCGCCCGATATGATTCATTTTGACCGTTTTGATAAAGCCGACCCGCTTGCCCGCGGCCCGGATGCATTCAGCGTGTTGCGTGTCATAGCTTCCAGAATTTCCAGCTTGTACAGGTATCCAGTTTTGTACCACATTCTTGCGATAGAAAACAATCCCGCCGGCGGAAACGTGCTCCATTACATTCTCGTCATCGAAGACCGCGGCGTCGACGCATATACGCTCCCGCTCCCGGAGCTCCGGTGTCCAAGGCCGAAGCTCCGAATTGTTCGGCGCCAGGGCGAGAGCTCCGAATTGCGGATAGCTCGAAACCAGGTCGAAAGCCTTCTCGAGAAAGTCTTCATTCTCCGGAAGGCAGTCGTCATCGGCAATGCAATAGATTTCGCCCTGGGAGTGACTGTCCGCGTACATCCGCCGGCTGCGCTGCATAATGTCGAGCTCCATCACGGCCGTCGCAGTCAGGTGCCACCGCGTGTTTCGCGCAGCGAGAATATGAAGCCGGCACCTGGTTGGGCTTTTTTTCCAGCGCAGGTAGCAGAGCTCGCTCATCCGCTCCCGGAGCGAGCCCTTCTTTGCTGCACTGCAGAAGTAGACATCGATCATTTAGCTTCCTCCTCCGCGGAAAGCTTCGCGATCTGAGCCTTGAGGTCATCCAGTGGCATGGTGTAGGCCGCATCGTCCGCGATCGCACCGCTGGCATCCGTCTCACCTCCTGGGGGCGGTGGCGGAGGTGGCGCCGGCGTTTCTGGTGCGGCCGGCGCAGCGGGCGTCTCAACCGGGCGCGTGTAGGGTTGCGCCTCGCCTCGAGCTAGCATTCCTTGCCACTCGGTCGTGAGGTTCTGAGGCGTCAGGTCCTTGCCTGATTGCACGATTCGATCGAGCAGCTTGCCGGCCACCTCGTTATCGTGCGATGGAAAGTTCGGAGTCGAGTGATGAAAAGCGGTGACGGCCATCAGGTCCGCGAATTGCTCCGTGAGCATCGTCATCCGCTGAAAGTGCGGGTTGTGCGAGGCGGCGTAACTGAGCGCGGCCTGGGGATCCCGATCGAGCATTTCAAAGTACTTCTCCGCGTCGAACGGTTGCGGCTGCTCCGCGGCGGTCTTCTCCGGATCCGCGGCCGGCGGTTGCGGCGGCTGGTCGCTTCGCTCTGCCACTCGCTGGCGGAGCTCCGCGTTTTCCCTGTCCCGGAGTTCGATTGCGCGCGTGGCGTGAGTCTTGGCGGCGGCGATATTGTTGGCGAGCTCCTCGGCGTTCGCTCCCCTGAACGTCTCGCCCGTCTCGAGCTTGATCTCGAACTGCCCGTCCGCGGCTTTGTAGACGCGACCAGGTTCGGGTGCGGCCGGCGTTTCGGGAGCCGGCGTTTCGGGTGCGGGCGCAGCCGGGGTTTCTGGCGCCGGCGTTTCGCCTTCAGCCGGTGCGGCTGCCGCGGCCTCCTCCTCTTTCTGCTTCCGGTGAATTTCCTCGAGGAGCTCCTCCTCAGTCATTTCCTCCGGGCTCTTCGGTGGCGGCATCTCCTCCCCAGTCGGGGAAGAGCTCTCGGGGGGGTTCGTAGTCGATGACTTGTCTGACATTGATTCCTCCTGCGATTAAATATTTTTCGATTTCCTCGTCAGAGAGATTGCTGGCAGCCCAGTCCTTGAACGATCGGAGCGTCGTGCTTACTTCCTTTCGGACGGCATCGATGAGCTCCTCCCGTTCATTCCAGCGGCCGCTCAGAGCGGCGATGGTTTTCTCGTCGCCGGGATCCTTCTCCATCGCCTCGCGCACCTTTGCCAGGCCCTCTTGGGCAAAGTCGGCCAGGAAATTTACGAGGTAGTGGAAAGCTCCCGATTGAACGATTTGGTAATAGGCTTCTACTCTCTGAATCTCCCTGTGCTGATTAAGTAGCTCCTCCTGCAAGTGCCTCCTCCTCGTCCTCGTCGCTCAGAGCTCCAAGTTCTTTCAGAGCAGTATTGGCAAGCTGTGACATTCCGCGCTCACGATTCATCCGCTCCTGGCCGGCGATGCGATCGAGTTGCGTTTGCCGGCGGATGGACTCTTCGGGAGGCGGAGCGTTCATGGCTTGCTGCTCCTGCTCCGTCATATCTCGGAAGAGCGATCGGCGGTTCGAGTAGACAGTGGCGTCGAGAACCATGTTGAAGAACTCTTCGACGTCAATGACTTTTTGTTGTTGGCGAGCGAGTAGAGAAAGCCACTCAGGGTTCAGGACGGTTTGGGCCAGGAACGGGAACATGACCTGCAGAGTCATGCGGGCCCTGGCTTTGGCCGCGGCCCGGACCTTGAATTTCAATCGGGCGGGGATTACAAGGCGTGGATCTACATCGAACTGCTCGTTGTTCGGGCCCAGGATTTGCAGCGCCTGGTCGGGCCGAAGCAGTCGGGTATTCATGTCGGCCTGGTTGTAGAGGATTGCCTCGAGGACCAGGCTCTCGAAGTTGCCGGTGACGCCGTTGATCCGGGTCTGCACGGCGTTGGCCTGGCGGTTCACGCCCGTCGCTGTTCGGTTTGCCGAATTGCCGCGGAGCGTCGGCGCGCCAAGCAACGCGAGGTCTGATCCTCCGGTAGTTTTCTGGACCCGGTTTTCTGAGGCCGCCACCTCAACGTGCGCGTCCTGGGTAATGTTTTGCGGCTGCTCTCTAACGACGTCCTTGACTGGATCATCCGCATCCGTGATTCCGCCAGGGCGCCGGCGGAGAGAGTACGACGGAATTGATCGGCCTCGCTTTTTAATCGTATGCGGGTGGAGTGCCAGGTGCAATTCGTCGACGCGGGCGTCGATGATTCCCTTCTGCAGTCGCTGTTCGCCTTCGACGACGTCGGTGATTGCGAGAGCGTAGAATCGGTCGCTGACGTCAGTGTAGAAAGCATTGTGGAAAGGAATGAATCCGTACTCATTCGGTTCGTTGTAGACGACTCGGTTTCGGTTGAGCATCCAAACATGGCGCTCCTTTGTGAAGTAACGGAAGAGCTCGATGCGGCGGGCGCCCGGGTCGACGGATCCGTCTGTATAGGGCTCCCACCACTTTTGCCGGTAGAAGTCCGCGGCCGCCATCGTGATATCGGCCTGGGCCTGGACCCGGTATCGAGCCAGGGTGATCAGATCGTCTCGAGTAGGAACGCGGCCGGCAAAGCCCGGCGTATCTCTGAGTCGATCGATATAGTCGACCGTGACGTAGTCGCGGAGGCCGGCCCACCGGGCCTCCTGCACGACCGGGGATTGCGAGTTCTTGTCGATGTAGAAATTCTTCAGCGGCCGATACTTCAAAAACGGCCGGTTCTCCTCTTCCACTTTCTCGAGCCAGCGCATATGAGTCCGGGTGCGGCCGGTAGGTTGCTGCACCCAACCGAAGAGCGGGTGAAAGGTCATGCCCATTTCGTCGATCTCGTAGAAGTCCGGGACGGGCACGATATTTTTCTTGCGGATCCAACCCTGCTCGAGGATCCCGTTGCCGTAGATCAAAGCTGATTTGAGAGCTCGCCGGCACTGTTCGGGCCCATTGACTCTTTTGTCTTCAAGCTGCGCGAGCATCAGCCACTTCGCGTGGCGCGCCTGTTGGGGGGAGGTACCCGGGAGCGGATCCGCCTCGAACCAGTCCGGGTTTGCGAAGATCGCCTGGATAATGTGCGGGAGCATCGACTCAATCTGCTCGAATGCCGTGTAGACCGGAATGTTCGATCGAGGGATCCGGGTTCCTTCCCAGTACCGCTGCTTGCCCCAGGCCAGGTAGACCTCGTCGGCCGTCGTCCATCGCCAGTCGCAGTTTCTCATTCGATCGGCTTCGGCTGCCATGAAGTCTTGGCGCACGACCTTGGCCGCGAACTCATCGCTCCATCGCTGCATCGGAGTGTGAACCGTATGCTCTTGGCGATGGGTCAGCGGCTCCATCGGGATTTGTGTCAGGACTGAGCTACCCATTTTTTTCTCCTAACAGAAACCGTCCTGATCAGTGCCGTACAGGTCGGTAGTCCACATAGGCTCGTGAGTGGTCGGGTCGTAACCCTCAAACTTATTCGGCCGCGCCATCGGGTGCACCGGCGCCGGGAGGACGTCGGTGTCTACTTCGCCGCGCTCCTCTTCCATAAATTCTCGAATGTTGTCGAGAATGTGATCGTGCTGGTACTTGGGGAAGCGGGTGATTTCAGCAATAAGCTGGACCTTGGGACCAATAGTATCAGCGAAACGAATGTGCCCCAACTCGAACCACGGTTGAAGCGCCCGGAGCTTTTCTTTTTTGGTGCGCGTGGTGTCGATCGGAACCGCAATGATCGGGAGGAAGATCCCGCGCTTTTCCTCTTCACGGTGCAGGAATGGGAGCAGGACGCGGGCGTGGTTATCCTTCTCAACTTTGACTTTTTCAATTCGCCGGTTGTTTTCGTAGAGTTGGAACAAGATATTGATGACCTGGAAGGGGGTGAATCTTCCATAGTAGATTTCCTTGATGTACAGCCGGCCGTCTCTATCGAAGCCGCCGTGAGTGATGGAGGTAAAATCCGTGTTGGTCCGCGTTTGCTCCATGCCGGCAAGATCGACGGTGACGTGCTCACGTAGATTCAACTGCTTGACCACCTCCCAGGGGATCCACTTGATTTCTTCCTTGGTTGCGAGCCCCCCTTTTGGTGGGAGGGGATTGTTGTACCACTGGCAGTTTTTCGCAGCGTAGCCCCAAGCCACATAATTCCCGGTCGTTGTCTCAAAGTTATACACCGTCGCGCGGCTATCGAAATTGACGGCGATCACCCTGTCCAGACCTGCGTTCCTTTCGGTGACACCACCCGCTTTAGACCACAAGTTATCTATAAACCGCTGCTTCTTTGCCATTGTGGCCTTCTGCAGAAGTCGAATCGAAAGACTTCTCCCTCCGTGTAATTGGTACGAGGCACTAGAATTGTGATACTTATAAGGAATTTGCAGATAGCTCAGTGCGATTTCTATTTGCTCGCAGACCTCAGGGTTTTTCTTCCTCGATTGAGAAATTACGGGATTGTTCTTGCCGCTGATCGTGCCCTCTCCATCCATCATCCCACCAAGCCAATCGAGCATTCTTTTTGCAAACGGGCGCTCAATCCTGCGACGGTAAACAGGATAAAGTTTCCGCCCGCGCCGCGCCGGGAGGTACTGATTGCGCTGACTGTCCGTCCTGCCGCTCCACCATTTGTGGTCTGGTGTACAGAATATTTCCCTTCCTGATTCCAGTGTTATGCGCGCAACAATGCCCTCTCTTGGTGGATGAACATGAAGGACTTTGGCCGGCACCAATCTGGCTCTGGATTTACCTTTAGAGCCTCGTTTTACTTCGTAGCCGACAACCTCATCCCCTGGCCGAATATGGCTTATAGATTTCTCTTGCCAGTCGGCCATCAGAATCGGGGTTTCAGCTGGGAAACACGACGTGATCCAGGGACCGACCGTGGGATCCGCCTCGAGTCGATCGAGCTCCTCGAGCGGCCACCGCTGCGGGTACAAAGGCTTTCCGTTTTCCGGGCGCTGCACAATCTCCCCGTTGGGGAGGCTTTCAAGAACAGGCTCGCTCGATCGTGCGCTGCGCACCAGTATGGAGTACCGGCGCTTTTCCACGGGGCGCTCCAACTCGCCGTCCTGGATCGTGCCGTACAAATCAGAGAAGTCATACCTCGTGCCCTCGACGGTGATCCAGCCGCGACCCTTGCCATCGGGCGCCGGCTCGAGCATCGGATTCATATAGCCGTAATGCTCGATCGTCCGCAGAATACTGTCGGGGGTTTTGACATTTTCTTTGTCGACCAAATCCGAACATTTTATGACTTCGTAATGAAAACCGGCGATGACAGCACCGATCGAACAGGTGTGAATCGTGGGTTCTTTCATCGCTTTACGCCGGCGCGCCGGGATAACGAAACCTTCCTGGGATCCCCAGTCCGCAACGCGCTTCGCCGGCGGGCATACTTCCGGAAAGAGCCAGCGGAAGATCGGATTGAATTGGTAATGTGCCTTGATTTCCTTGAGCACCGCGCGGGTCTGTTTTTCCGTAGCCATCGAGAGTAGGACCCGGATGTCGTAATAGTTGATCGTCCACTGGATCGAGTGAGACATCGTGATCACGGTAGTCTTAAAGGTTCCTCGAGGATCCAGGAACAATCCGACGCGAGCTCCCTCGAGGTCCCACATATCGACGGCCGGCTCATACCGGAGCAGCTTGCCCGTTTCCGGATGGCAGTAGTCGACGCCTCCCTGAAATTGCTGAAGCCGGCGGACGATGTCTCCGTGCACCTCTTCGGAAGGCAGCGGGTAGTTGAGCACCCTATGCATCAGGAAGAACAGGTTCGTCCTGGCGGCCTGGCGCCACTGCATCCACTGGCGAAGTACGTGTCTCTCGGTAATGTTCATAAAAAAATCGAAACAAAAACAATCAAACAGAGCCGCCCCACCCCCCGGGCCGCGCGGAAGCGGCGCAGTTGCTGGTGGGTCGGGTTCACGGTCGTAACGACCACGGCCGCGCCGGCCGTCCAGGTCCAGAAGCTCCCTGCTCCGGGTTTAAACATCGTGCACCACTAGCTCGATCGCCAGACCCAGGTCCTTGTGTCGCATTTCGGGAAACTCCTTCTGGAGCCGGCCGTAGACCATCATGCGACGAAACTCCCCGGAGGGCGTTGGACGCCGGCTGATCTCCTCGCAGAGCGCCAGCGTCCGGGGAAGAATCTTCTCCACCGCCGGCGGCACCACAAAGATTCCGTGCTGGTAGCGGTAGATCACCCACTTCGCAAATCGTAAAAGCGTTCTTCTTATCATGCCGGGTTGATCTCCGATATTGGGTTGCCCGCTGCGGTCGTAACCACGCCGGTCCAGGCGGTCGAG